TGTAGGTCTAAAATTCTTTTTATTTCTGGCTGGCATTACATCACCACCACGTTTCATTCCTGAAACGAGTTGCATTACTGACTCCTGATAATCAAGAATGTCTTCTTGAATCATTATTTGTCTATAAATAGTGTAATAGTTAGAGCACTTGTGTTTCCAGTAACTCCAATACCATCAATAATTCCTACGCCATTTCTTCCGGCATATAAAACACCATCTTCTGGAATATTTAATGTTTCAGTTCCACCTGCTCCAACTTGAACTGGAATATAAACTTGCGTGTTAGTAGAAGAACTAACAGCTGAAGCATTTGCTAAACCATTAATAATAGCTGTTCCAGAAAAACCTGTAGATTGAATCATAAATCCTCTAAGTCTTGTAGGACCAGCAAATAATATTGCATTAGATGAGGTACTAGCACATATGACCGGTTTTACATCTGATTTCATTTTAACTCCTAAATGTTTTAAGGAGCTCCGAAGAGCCCCTTAAAATAAATTAATTATACTGTAGCACTAAATGGTGTAGCTACTGCTCCTGTAGCTCCAGATACTACGTTAACTTTGTATCTGTTTGCTCCTACTACTGTAGCAGTAATAGTTGCTCCACCTACTCCACCTGTAGTTGTACCACTTAAAGTAATAGTGTCTGATGCAGTTGCTGTGCTAAATACTAATGCAGTAGTTCCAGAACCAAGAATGGCTGTTCCTACCATAGTATCAGAAGCATTTGCTACTTTAACTATAAAGCTTCCTGTTACTGTTGTTGAAAGTACAAAATCAAAAGTTGCACCATAATTATTGTCCTGATTTGGATCAGTTGGATCATTTGGTGTATTTGTATTTACAGCAGGTAATGTAAAAGTTGATGCTGCTGTACTTGTGTAATAGATTTGTTTTCCAGAATAGTTAGCAACATCTAATGATGTTGCAGCTGCTCCTGTTGTTACTGAGTTTGATACTCCAGAACTGATAAAACCTGCTAAAGATTTTACTGGTCCTGAAAACGTTGATTGTCCCATATTATTCTCCCGTATAGTGGTTAAGCTCTGTAGTCTCTATACCGTCTGTCTAGCCAGTCTACAAAACTAATTATATCTAGATTATTTATTATTATAAAAGAAAAAGGGGCCTGTGTAAACACAAGCCCCTTTTATTGAACTACTTAATTTAAAGTATTATGCAGCTCCTGGTGAACCGAAGATTCCTCTAGGGTCAGAAAATCCGAAGACATATCTTTCTCTAGCTTTGAATCTAACGTTACCTGTGTCGAAATCACCTTCGATTGCCGTTTTAATTGGCGATCTTACAAAGTGTTTTAGACCATTTGGAGCATCAGTCATAATAAAGAATGCATCAGTGTCAGTTAAAAAGTGATTAACTCTATAACCTTCTGGAATCATTCCCATATTTTTGATTGCATTGATATCGTTATCAGCTGTGCCAACTCTTAAAGGAGTTTTCATCAATCTTTCAGCAGTAAATTGTAATTCTTTTGGAATTATCAATTTCTTACCTTGAATAGCGATTTTTAATCCTCTTTCGTCAACAAAAGATGCAATATCAATTAAAGATTGCTCTAGTGATGTTTCGTTAAGGTCAGCTGCAGTAGCAAGTTCATTACTGAAAGTTCCACCGTTAGCAAGAGGGTGATCAGTAGCAATAAGCTCTTTTCCGTCCCCACCTGTAAAGCTTGAATTAAACGCATTGTTTAATACAGCCGCTGCTTTAACTTGTTTAGTGTTAGCCATTGATCTAGCTAACGCTCTTGTATAACGAGATGCAAGTCTATCGTAAAGGTTATCTTCAATAGCTTCCTCAGTGATAGCAAACGCTAACGCGATTGTTTCATGAGTGTATCTTGAAGTATATGCTTCAGAAGCTTGATCGAATACTACTGGAGCGCCTTCTTGTTTAACTTCAGCACCGTTAAAACCTGTTAACATAACTTCTTCTTCAAACGCTCTGTCCGAAGTTTCAGTTAAAAAGATTTCAGCGTGCTCGTTCTCGTATCTACTGTATTCCAGGCCGAATAGTGCATTCAATCCTGGCTCTAGTTCTTTGACTAGCTGTGATCGTGATATAGCCATTATTTATTCTCCTATTATAGACCTGTGCCACCTTGGCGATAAAAGTGGTTATTAATTCTAACCATAATATTCGCGTTCGATGTCGCAACGTCATTGTTATTTGGATCTTGTGAGATATCAATTGCTTGAACCACATAAGTTCCGTCAACACCAGATTGAGCTAGATCTAATTGTACTAAAGATATACCTGTCTGAGTGCTTCCTGTTACATTGTTTACTGAGTAGTTTTTAAAGATATCAGCAACTGCAAAAACAGCATTAGCGTTTATTTCAAACACTGTATCCGGAGCATCTATTACAAATGCAGTAATGTCTGATGCATTTGTAGATGTTGGATAAAAGTTACTAAACGTTGGCTTTTGAGTTGTTGGATCTGTATAAAAACAGCCATTAAAAACGCCTACAACAGTGTCAGAAGTGTTAGCAACGTATCTAGATATTGTTCCAGAAGCAAGTGGTTTTACCAAATCTCCTTGAAAAATAGCCGTTGAGTTACCAGACGAAATTCTGTATCTGTTTTGAGCATTAATAAATGGACTACCGTTTAATTGTCGACTTGGTCTTAAACCAAATCTTTCAAGTACGTTAGGCATTTTATATTTTCTCCATTTTATAGTTTATATTTTTTTGGATGGTTTTACAAAAAAATTATTTCTTGTTACCACCAAAAGTTACACGAGATTGTCGACTAATATTAATCGGCATCTCTGGTCGCTGTTCCTTCATAAGATCATTATCTACAGCTTGAATTTGATCTGTACTTTTTCTATTAAAGTATGCAGATCGCTGCTTAATAATCTCGATCGGTATCCTTGCCAGCACAAGGCCTCCAACTCCAATTACACCCGAATGTTTACCTTCAGAAATTACAGGGAATTCATTGTCACCAATTAGTTCTTTTAATTCTTCAGCCCTAACTAGTTCATATCCTTCTCTGAGTTTCTTAGACATATTTGCTGTGTCCGAGAAACCTGCTGCTTCTGCTCTTAGCCATCGGTGTTTAAAACCTTCAGGCGCGGGTGGTGCATCTAAGTTAGATGGTAGAACCCATTGAGTTTTTCTCTTGTCCTTAGACCTCAACTCTGAGTTGCGTGAAGTCTTTTTTATTTCTTCGCTCATACTAATTTGCCTCCTTCACGTATTTTGCGTATTCTTCTAGTGGCACCCCTAATTTTTTTGCAATAGCAACCTGTGACTTGGTGAGTCTCACAGTTCTGCGTCCAGTTTTTCCTCTGTTTGCAGAGGCCACTGTTTGGACGGGTTTTCTTTGTTCTTGCTTATCTTCAGCAAACTTATGAGGATAAATATCCTTCATCTGTTTGTTGACTTCATTATAATACTCGTCACTGTCCAGGTCAAACCCTTCACTTTGTAGTTTTTCATGAACTTGAAACGCTGTATTAGTCATGTATTCATCGCTTCCGAACCAAGTGTTGTCTTCAGCCCACTTTTTAGCTTTAGCACTTGGAGCTACTGCTCTTCTATCAACTTGTTGATTTTGTTCAACATTTTGAACTTCTTTTTCGTTTTGTTCGGTATCTTTTTTAGTTCTTTCTTTTGCTGCTATAGATACTTTAGCTCTTTCTTTCTCAATAATTAATCTAGAAAGTTCTTCATTAGCAGATATTATTGCTTCTGCATCTTGAGATTCGATAGCGTCTTTTAGTCTCTTTTTAACAGTATCTTTTTCAGCATCTATTCTAGCGTCATACTGTTTAATATAACTATCATCTATTTCTTGATATTTTTTTTGAACATCAGTATACTTTTTTTGTAAACCTTGAGCATAATCAAGCGCTGCATTTTCTCGTCTTTCTGCTTCACGCATTTTACGAGTAAGCTTATCTATTCTTTTCTGAACAGCATCACTAAAAGAAGATAAATTTTCTTGGTCAGCAGGTTTGTCTGCTTTTGTTTCTTTTTCTTCTTCTACAGATATATCAATTTTTTCTTTTTTATCTTGACTATAATCCGTATATTCTAAATCTACTTCTCCTAGATTTAGATTTGGTCTTTTGTCTTTTTCTTCCTTCTTTTCCTCAAGTTGTATGGTTGTCTCTTTTGCGTCATCAGTGTCTAATTCAACATCTGGCTGACGTTTGTTTTCTTCTGCCATACATACTCCTAGTTATTTAGTACAGTTGCAAAATAGCTTCAGGACTCTTAATTGTACTAATGATTTCATCATCATTAAGAATTCTGATCTCTCCTCCTTCTATTTTGAATCGTGCTCCCGCGTATCGACCAAACATAACCCACTCTTTTGGTTTACACCATGGTCCATTCGGAAACTTTTTTTCGTCTTTATAGCAAAGATCTCCCATTTTTAATACGTAGCCACAAACAGATGTCATCTGTATTGTATCTAATGTATTTTCTGTGAGATGAATGCCGCCCTTTGTTTTTCTAGCGCCAGCATGCATTAGAATTAATATCCTATATCCTGTTGGATTAGGTAATTGATCTAGTGCTGATTCTTGAAAATTTTCTGGAGTTAAAGGTTCTTCTTTAACTTCTTTTTCTTTGTAAGAATCTAGAAGTCCCTCTTTATGTTTTGGTACTTCCAGAATTGGTGTCTTTGTCGTCATCGAATAGCTCCTGTTTTTTCTGCAGGTCAGTGAGATCCTGTAGCAGGGTTTCAAGGCCCTGAATTTTTCCTCTAATATATAAGATGTCTTCCCATTTGTCTACACTGTAGACCAAAGCTTCTTTTAAACGTTCTACTGACTTATTTATCTGAGTTCTTATGTACTTATAGCTTTCGTAATCTATCATGTTAAAATTTTTTTTCTATTTTTAATAGTGTTATATTATCTATATAAGGTGAATCTATATTATTGCAGCTATAAAGCAATAATAACAACAGTAGGTACTTCACTACCCGTTTTCTTGCTCTTTTGGTTGTGGTTTATTAGCCATTGTTCGTGCAACTGATTCCGCACTGCGCCCCACGACATACCCTCCGAGACCAATCTGCAAAAGGGTCCATACGTCTCCTGGAAGATCTATAGTAATAGACGCTTTAAAGAAAAATAGAAGTACTGGTCCTAATACATAGTTCCATATTAATATAAATATTAATACATACATTAATAATGGTCTCCAACTAGACGCAAACCAACCAGCTTTTGCTTCTGCTTCTACAATTCTAGCAGCAGCTTGAAGTTCTTGTGTATTAGATTGTAATAATTGTGTTTGTAACTCTGCTTTTAACTTTGCTTGTAAATCTTTATCAGGAACTGACTTTTCAATTGTATTAAAAAGAATCTTAGCTAATGGTGCTATAGCACCTAACATTTGTATCATTATTGATCCTTATATTCATTTAAATAACTCATATACTTATCGTATAGCTCTTTATTTTCTAACACATGTAACTGTGAATTGCAATTAGTGCATAATAAAGCTCTAACTTTACCGGTTTTATGATCATGATCTACTACTAATTTTTTTTTAAACTCATCAGCATGTCTTTTACAAATTTTACATCTATATTCTTGTTCATGATGCATGGATAAATAATCTTCATAAACAATTCCATATTTACATTTTATCCAAGATTTCTTTACAACTAATTTTCTCTTTTCAGGATTTAATTTATTATAATTAGATATTCTTTCGTTTATAAGCTTTGTATTATTTTTATAATAAATTTGTTTTCTTACTTTTTCTTTTTCTTTAAATTTAAATAACTCTAAAGAATTACTTTTTTCTAACATTAAGTTTTTTTAATTTAGTTTTTTTTAGTTTAAGCTTTTTTACTTTTAATCCTTGAGAAGCAGGACCTTTTAATGGTGGAATACCAAATCTTTTACCTATCACCTGAGCCTCTTGGCTTATTAACTTTCATTGCTGTTGATTGCATTGAAACAGATAATCTTTGAGCTTGTAATTCTCTTTGTTGTTGTAATTTTTCTTCATCTAAATCTAATCTATCTTCAAATTGAGTTTGTTGTTGATCTAATTTTTCATCATCATACTTAGATCTTCTTTGAATATCCATAGCTTTTAAATCTAGCTCTCTTTGTTTTAAAGCAACTAACGGATCCTGTTGAGAAGTTGCTGATTCCTCTTGAATAAGTGCCATTGTTAATTCATTAATTCTTTGTGCAACCAAAGCATCTGCTTCTATTCTAAAAGAATCTGGATTAGCTTGTTCCATTTCAATATATTTAGGATCTTGCTTCATTGCAACGTAAACTTCCATTGTAGCTTTTAAAGATATGTGTTCTGACATGTGTCCTTGAAACAAAGCGTATACAGGTGGATTAATTTGTACCATTCTGCTCTGCATAAACATTTTATGAACCATAATATGTGCATCATGATCTTGTTCAGCGAAAGCTTTTGGTAATTTCATCTGTAATCCTTCCATATTTTCAATTGCTGGATCTTTTGGAGACGGTTTTTCTGGTCTCAATAAAATTTCATCAATATTTTTTGTTCCTAATGCTGAATACACACGTCTATATGCTTCATAAACGTTATGAATTTGTGGATTTGTTTGTGCAATCTGCAATTGAGTCTGCGCAAGTGTAATTCTTTGTGCCATTGAGAAAATATTTGGATCTGCAACTGGCAAAATATCTACTCTGTCATCAAAATCTGTTACTTTTACTGTTCTCTCACCACCATAAACATCATATGGGTATACTGGAGGTAAATATTCTGCAAAAACTCTTGATAAAATTTTAAATTCTTGCTTCATTGCGTAATAAATTCGTTTATGAATAGCTGACATCACTCTTGCACCACGTTCTAATAATGCAATCGTTGTTCCAACTGCTGCTCCTTGATTACCATCGCCTACTTGCATACCTGCGATACCCGCGAATCTTTGACCAGCTTCAACACAGAAGCCCATTAGTTGATACAAAGTAGCACTTGGTTCTTTAAAAGGTAATAATTGAAATTGATCTCTAATATTTCCTCCTGGTGCATCTACATCTCTAAATTCACCTGGTTGAATTGGTTGTTGATCATCTCTAATTCTCATTCCTCTAGATTTAAATCCAGCAGGTAAGTTAGCTAAAGTTCCTGCATCTAATAATTGTCTTAGAGCAGAAGTTGCTGCAGTGGATAAACCACCTATCATATGAATTAAACCAAAACCATAAAATCCTAGTCCTGGTAAAAATTTATAATGTACAAAGTAATTTATCTTTCTAGCTTTAATATCCTCTTTTCTATAATTTCTGTATATGGATAAAATCTCTTGTGAACTTTCATCTATTGTAACTATGTATGGTATTTTTACATTATCTTCATCTTCAATATCTAAATCAACATGCATTTCTAAAATAGAATAAGTATCTTCATTTTCTGCTCCTTTAGAAACACCATCTAATTCATTATATTTTTTTTTAATATCAGATGTATTATCTTCTGGAGTATTTAATTCTATGTCTCTGTAAAAACCAGCAACTTGTTTTTTCTTAATCTCATTCTCAGTCATTCTAATGATATGAGTTATTCTTTCACAATCTCTTATGTCAGTTGCATAATAAGGTATTACTAAATCTTCAGCTGGTATAAATTTAGAAACAGCTCTTTCTAAAACTTCATCGTAATAAATTTTTTTAAATGCAGATCCTGCTAATGGTAAATAAAATAATAATTGATCAAACTCTGGAGTGTATTCATCCATTCTTTCCATCAACATATAATTCATAAAATCAGAAACTCTAGCTGCTTGATCTTCTCTTTCTTGATTTTGAACACCAATGATTTGAGTTCTTACTGGTCCTTCAGATGGAAGTAATTCTTTATAAGCTTGTGCTTGAAATTGTGTTACAGCCTCAGCAAGTAATGGATGTGTTACTCCTGACGCTCCTTGAAATGGTCTTGTTTGTAATGTGTATTTAAATCCTAATAAATCTAAACCTTTAGTATAACTTTGTTCCCAATCTTCTCTTGTCATTTTATCGTTTTTAAAATCAGAAATTAATTGATTAGCAAGATCTTGTAGATCTCTTTCATCCATGTCTTCTGCAATATTTTTATTAAAATCGTCTTCTACTTGTTCTTCAACAGCTGGTTCTTCTCCTTCAACAATTACATCTACTGGATCTATATTTGTCGTTCCTTTGGAAGTATCAGTTATTGCTAAATCTTCTGCTTCAGATCCTAATTGTGTGTCATCAATAGCCATAATTTATCTAGTTTATCAAATAAGTTTATTAATATAAAGGTGCCTTAAATATATCTTCTATTAAACCACCTTCATGTTTATACAATTTCATAGGTTTATTCAACATATCAGGAACTATCTTAAGTGCAAACATTAAATCATATAGTTCAGGGTTATCTTTATCTATATATACTATTTTTCCACCATTTCTTTCTACGTAATCTTTTGCCACTTCATCTGTTGCAAATGCTGCCTTATGATGAGTGTTTTTAAATGTTTCTAATAGTTTTTGTGGAACTCTTCCAGTAGGATCCCTTACTCTATCATATCTATTTACTTCTATATTTTCTAAAATTTTATATGGTTTATTAGGATTTGATTTACTTACTTGCATTGTTTTAACTTCTGAGTTGTATTGTTTTGCTAATTTTCTCATAAGTTCAGCTGTAATAGATTCTCCTTGTTTACCAACTCCTTTACCGTTTGCATATCCATAAACTAATTCATTTCCTGGTACAGCTCCATTAGCTCTAGTTATTAAATTTACTGGAACCACTGAAACCCATTGATGAGGACCGTCTTCTGCACTTTTTTTAATAATAGTTTTTAAAGCAAAATCTGTATATTGTTTTGTATCAAACATTGGAAGAAAATCTGTTCTGTCTTGATTTGAAATATTTGATTCTAAAAGTTTTCTATTAATAGTTTTTCCTCTTGCAATTAAAGATTGCAACTCAACTAATTCTGCATCACTTGTATAAACTCCTTTTTTTAATAGTTCATTAATTCTTTCTTGTATTTCTTTTTTTGGAGTCACAAGTAA